GACTGTTTCAGGGTCTGCAAAGACCTTGAACAAAACCACTGCCACCGAACAAGGTGGTAAGTGGGCGACGCCTGCCCGCGACTACTTCTTGAGCATTGCTCATCAGTATGGTCGCAGGCACCGTCACACAGCCCGCTTTCAGTTCGATTCGCTTGTTGCGAATCCCCTGGTGTCGGGCCAGAACGTGAACCAGTCGATGACAGTTCTTCTGTCTGTCGATGTTCCGCCCGGGTACGACACTGCCACGGCGAAAGCTGTTGTGGATGGCTTCATGGCCAACCTCTCAGCTACGTCGGGAGCCAACATCACCAAGCTTATTGGTGGTGAGGGCTGACCTAGAAGGCAACTTCGGAAGATGAGGCAGGGATTCAATCACCCCGAAAGGGGGTTTGATGAAAAGCCTCATGCTTCTCTGGAGGGATGTCGCCCAAGACATGGGCGACAGATGCGCCGCTAGCACCACTCGTGACTTTCAAACTGTCACGAGGCGTATCGAACATGAGGGCATATCGTTTTTAACGATATGTCTACCAGACTTTGGTCGGGACTTCGATGAAGCCCTTGACCAAGGAAAGGTTGGTCACACCCACTTCGCCGGTTTCCGGCGAAGGGGAGGTACCCCCCGATTTCTCGGAGGTTTCCTTGACCTTGTGTTCGATCGCATGACGGGTGTTCTCCTGTTGGATCCATCTACTGCAGCAATTCAGGCTGTGCGTCAACTGACGCGCCTGTTTTCTAAAGTTTCCCTCAAGTGTTCATTCGCTCGAGAGAAAGCTGCATACGATGAATACATCAGAACAGACGCGGAACTGGAGGAGGTTGAAGAAACGTGGTCGGAAACGCAAGTTGCCGACTTTAAACGGATCGCCAACCTCGCCTTCGGTCGTACTCTCGCTATTATGGATAATCTCCACAATAACGGGCTGCTCGTACCGAAACATGGCCCCGGTGCAACAGCTGATTGACTTCGCGGAAACGCGAAGTTCTCTCTGTCTGAATGGACCTGGCGCCTGGAGTCA